GGTTTCTTAAGTCTGGAGTCCCGTTAGACCCGTCACAAAGCCCCCATCCCGTAGGAATAGATGTGATAAGGCCAGACCACATGATAATGCCGCCTGAAGGAATAAGAGCAGACGCAGGACTGCCTGTGTCTGCAATAGCCCCGGTAGCAGTAAACTTAGCAACATTGTTAGTCTGTGCCGCAGGTACTTTATCAATTTTAGTGGTCGATGCAGATGAAATGTTATTGAACTCTGTATCAATCTCTGCACCAGACACAATCTTGTTAGGATCGCCTGACTGAAGCGTATCCTTAACAGCAAAGTTAACACTCTTTGAATAATTACTCATTTACCGTCTACCTCTGCGAGCAATCTTGCCACCTTTAAGATAAAGGTCAGCTTTTTGTATGTTTAGTTCAGCGCCTGTTATTTCTGTTTCAATGCCAAATTGTACAGATTTTCCGCTACCGGACATTCTGTAAAGAACCTGACTGACAGGGTTGATCCTAGAATACTCTGCTGTGCTGTATTCACCTACATTGTACTCAGATGGGTCAACAAGAATTTCAACAGCGTTGTTTTCTGAGTCGTAACTTGTAGGAAGAAAGTCAAATCCCCAATCAAGCGTGATTCTTGACCCATAACCGCCTTTAATTGTAATTACAGCTTGCTTAAAAATCTTGTTTGATGTCCCTACTTCTCCTTCACCAGAAATCCAACCCGTTTTAAACTGCATATTATATGGCTCGCCATTGTCGCTGTAGTCAATATAGCGAGCAAGGTATCCAGGCTTTCCAATATAAACATTGTCTTGCCTGTCAACAGCTAGGGCAGTTGGGTTAATATCATACCAAGTAAAGATCCTAGCTTTTTTGTCAGGAGTTTGATAACGGATATTGAGATAGAACGTGATTTTAGAAGTTGGGAAAGTAATTAGGTAAAAACCGTCGTCTGCTTTGTAGCAAGACTTGATGTTCTGTGATGGCTCAGAAAGAGAAAATTGTGAAAGAAAATCTGACACGTTATCTGCAAGATTAGCAAGCGGCAAGGATCTTACGTCTCCACCTGCTTGAATGTTACGAGCAAGAGAGATAATCCCCTCTTCGCCAAGGAAGAGGATGTCATTGCCAATGTTTTGGATAGAATCTCTTGCAATGCACCCTGTATTGTTAATAATATCCACAATCCGAAGTGAGTTGTTAGGATCTTCACCGCCTGCATAGAGAACAACTTGCTTGCGCCCAAAGATGACAAGGTAATTGTTGAACTCTTGAATCCCTACAATCTCATCTGTCCCGTTAGACCAGACTGTGTACATATTAATGACACCAGAAGAGCCACCATTAATAGTGTCTTCTTGCAGCAAATCAGAATACTTGATTGTCTGTGCGTCACCTTCTACATACCATACACGGCCCCAAGCAGAAAGTGCTTCAATCGGATCTGTAGGCGAAGTATCAAATGCAATTTCTGCAAAATCTCCACCGTCGCTTTTAACAATAGGGTTATGGCCTGCCTGAACACCTACCACCTTTCCATTAAAGTTAACAAACTTCCAATTATCAGCCGTAGGTGACACGGTTCCTGTTACTGCACTTACCGAACTTGTACCTTCGTAAATTTCGTTGCCAGCAGACCAAATGATACGACTGCTGTTGCCGTTATCAATGTACTCATGAATTGTTCTTGGGTCTGGTTCGCCAGATAACTGACTAACACCCGCAAAAGGAGACCAGCCTTTCCTTGCGGATACTGTTCCTTGATCTGAAAGAGCGCAATTTCTAGACGTAAGGCACCACTGAGGGCCAATCTCTAGCCCTGCTAGTTTAGTGTTGAGTCCGTAAGACCCCGGAGCAACAACTGAAAAAGGCGTTAGCAATTTAGGCATTACACAACAAACCAGTTCATTTCGTCGGAAGAGTTGTTATTGTCCCAGGAAATAGCATCTGCTAGTGCGTTCTTAGCATCACGAAACGCTAGATCTGATAAGTACCCCTCGTCTTCACCACGCTCATAAATTGCCCTTGACCATGCACCAAAAACAACAGGCTGAACAGGACAAGCGATAACTGTTGAATCATCTGTTCCATCAACAGCAAAATCATCTTGAGGGATAACCATATCAAAGTTAATTGAATAGGCTTTGTCTGGAATAGGGTAAAAATCTACAATAATGTCGCCATCACTGGTTACACCATTGAACTCAAACCATTCTGGTTGGTTTTCTGTTACATCGTTATGGTTTAACTGTAGAGACATCCACCTTGTGCTAGGTGACTGCCTAAGAAAAACATCCTCAGTGTCGTTAAAGACAGAAGGACGATTAAGATGATCTGTAAGGAGACGGAATCGCCGTCCACTTCCATTGAGTTCGTACCTAAACGCACCGGGCACTGTAGTTACCTGAACCGTGCTCTTTAGGTGTGTCCAGTTCCAAGCGTCTTCCACCTCCCGTTTTGCGTCGTTAACAAACGTGCCAATAAGGCGAGCATAAGCGTTGTCATTTACCGAAGTAACTTCACGCTCTCTCAAGCGCCTTAGAACGGAGTTTACTGCAGAGAGGTAGGTAGACATTGTCATCCCTCAGTTCGGTCTGTGTGCGTCTTCTTTGGGCGTCCTGCTGGCTTTTTAGGCTCAGTCTTAGAATATCGGCTTGAATGTACAAGGACTCCAAAATAATGGCCGTCCTCTACTTCAAACGTCTTGCCTGTCTGACTGTCTTTTACTGTTACCATTTTAACTCCTAAAAAGCCGAGGGAGACTTGCTCCCCCGGCTATCTACACCACCTACAATTAGGAAGGTACGGCGGCGACTACGGCTGCGTTGTCACGAAGCTCGTTTACACCGTAGAGCATGTCTACAGTGAGCAGGTCGCCAAGGTACTCCTGCTTGTACTGGGTCTGAGTGCGTGGTGATACCTGAGTGATAAGCACCATTGCACTTTCGTGGAACATTGAAGCTGCACGATAGTTAGTGGAACTGTCATCAGCAGTGATGGTGGGGACGTTGCTTGAGACGTAGACTTCTACGCCGTAAACATTGCCTACACGACCGTTGCGGATGCTGTTAGCACCACCTACTTCACCAACAAATGCCTGCTCAGTGAACCGATCAATACCCAGAAGGTTGGCCTTCTCAACTGGAGGAATGACCAGATAACGCTGGGACATGGGTACGTCCTCGTCGTCAAGAGTCTGGATCATCTTCCGAATACCAGCGTCAGTAAGGGCTGAACCGTTGCCGGTGTTGCTGTTAGCTGATGGATCCCAGCCGGTAACACCGTCTGCACCTACAATAGCACCGCTGTAATTGGTGCCACCCTGAAAGCCGCCGAAGAGGTTGCCAAGGTCAGTATCAGCACGCTTTGCAAGAGCAAAACCAGCATCATCAGTGTAGAACTGACGAAGGCTGTTAAGTGCCTGAGTCTCGACAATATCTTCAATTAGACGAGAATACTCAAAGTGCTTATCAATGCTGACAAGGACTTCGCCCTCGGTATTTGAGATCAGATTGACCTGATTCTCAGCGGTCTTCTGGCTTGCATCCCCACGAATAGGAGCAGGAATGTGAATGGTATCACCCTTCTTGCCAGCGTGGTTCATGTTCTTTACCAGATTGGCTAGAACAAGGTTGGACTTAAAACTAGCGATAACTTCGTCTGACCAGACCTCGGGTACGAAAGTTGCTGCGCTTGTCTTAGTAGTATGATTACTTCCTAGTGCCATGATTAAAAACTCCTACAGTTTTTCATTTTACTCGCCCCTCCTGATATGCCTGCATGATCTCGTCTTGCATGTTCATATATCGTTCGGGGTCTTGCATTTTCATTTTGATAAGGTCAGCCCTTCGATAGACTTTCTTAGTCCCCTTGTTCCGGTTGCCTGTGCCTTCCAAGGTTGCCTTTTTACGGGCCTCGGATTGGCTGGCCTTCTGATCTTCACCAGAATTCTCCTGCTTCTGAGACGGACGAATAGCCTTGTACAGATCCATGAGTTCGTTAGCTGCTTCATAGTCGTACTGGTCGGCCTTTCGTGCCAGTTCAGTTCGATACTTGGAAGCGGTTACAAACTCTGCGAATCCGTTCTCCTGAGCCACATCCTGATAATCGGGGTGCTTTTCCACAAATGCACTGTGAGCAGCCTCACGATCCTTGCTACTAAGCTGTTCCTTTAGCTGGTTAACTTCTTTAGCAAGTTCGGACTGGTTCAGGTACTTATCGGTCGCCTCTTTCGGAGACGAGAACCAATCATCGTCTGAAAGAACTTTTTCCTCTTGCTGAGAAACACGCTCGCTAGCGTTCTTCTTCTGCTGGATTTCTAGCTGAAGAATCTCATCTGTAAGCTTCCTTAACTCTCCTACCTCGTTGCCCTTTCGACCGTACTCTTTTTCAAGGTTACGGTACATATCAACAATTTCTTCGTAGGACTTGCCCTGAAACTTCTCAGGGATTTCAGATGATTCCTGTTCCTGTCCAGGCTCATCAGGATCAATATCTTCAACCTCTTCAGTGTTATCCACCGTTGGGTCTACGATCTCTTCACCCTCATCTGCCTGTCGTTCTTCTAGCTGATCCACAATTTTCGTCGCCATTTTTATCTCTCCTGCCTTAACAAATGAAAAGGGTTGTAGGAGTGAATTTAATCAAGACGGAGGGGATTATTCCCGCGCCTTGCGTTCATGGGATTTTGCCCAACGCTCGTAAGCGGTAGGGAACCCCGGATCTGTGCCATCGCAACTAAAGTTGCAACCACTTAGCACTGGTTGGGCCAGTTGACCGCATTTCTTGCACTTGAAAATATCGGTGACGCTTTCGGCCACATCTTCCCAAATGTAGAAACACGACTGGCACTTAATATCAAAAATCTTCATGGTAGTAGCCCTGCTCTTCAGACTCAATAAATTGATACTGTGTTTCTAGGATGTTCCTAAAAGAAACGATCATTCTAAGAATCTCTGCTTGCCCTTTGCTTTTGTGCAGTTCTTCAAGAGTATCAAGGTCTAGGGCTGTCTCAATTTTGTTTTTAAGAATGTCCTCGCAATATGTGCTGAAGGTTTCCCATTCTGGTCTACTTGTCAAGGTGAAAAGATCTTGATAGAACTCTTCAGTTTCCTTGTTCTGAATTGCCATTGCCATCCCCGTTTTGCTTGTTAGCGCGAGCGGCTAAGAGATCAAGAATTTCTTTTTGGAGTTCGGTGTCAAGTTTATCTTGCCCCAACTCAATATCAGAAAGAGTCTTGCGAACATCAGCGTAATGCCCTGCTGTGCGAGCCTTGCGCTCTTCAATCTCGACCTGCTCTTTCTCCATCTGCATTTGCATCTGAGCCTGTTGCAACTGCTGTTGCTGTGGATCAGGCTGCATCATCTGCTCAACAACAGTGACAAGTTCTTCCTTGTTGGTAAGGCTTGAATTGTCGTAAATTGCTTTAAGCATTACTTGGAAAGCAGGCGACTCTGGTGGCACAGTCTGTAGAAGCTGAATTAACTGTTGCTGCTCCAACTCCCTTGCAGTGATACCAAGCGTTGAATGAGTGATGAAATTAAGATCCCTGACAGGGAAGTTCTCTTCATCAAACTGCATAAACCGCCAAGCAGCTTTCTTAAGAAACGGCTTGACAATGTTTCGCTCGATATTGGTGAGTGTCCGCTTTGATCGCTTAATAGCTGATGACAAAGCCATTGACATTCCAGACGCAGTGCTGTTTGTTGGTGAGACGTTCTGTGGAGAAGACGGGTCGCTTGTGCCCGTAGCCACGTTAACTTGCCTTTCAAGATCCCCTGTGCTTTGAAAAATTGCCGGGTCAACCTGCCCAAAGTTGAACGGACTGAGGATCTCTCGGGGGTTGCCATTGGTTGGAATGGACTTGCCAGGTGTGACGCTGAAATTACCGCTTCTTGGCATACGGGTGACGTCTACGCCCATCATTGGGTGGACAGTCAGTGCTAGACCGTCCATCCGTGCCCTTAGTTCTGCGTCTAAAGCCTTCTGTGAGTTGTACCCTTTTTCGCAGACACCGCGACCCCAAAAGCTGTTTGGCACAGTGTCGTGCTGGTAAGCAATTAGAGGTCTGTCTTCATTCCAAAATGGGTTACGGATAGCACGAAGAATGTACCCATCATTTGCAATGGTTACAATAGCTTCCACTAGGTTTTCTCCGTAAAGATCATAGATGATGTTTTCTTCATCACCTTCGCCTTCATCCGATACACCTAGATCAACCAGTTCTTCGTCTTCTTCCAGTTCTGTGTCTAATAGGCTTTCTGGTACAAGACCGTAATACTCGGTTATTTTTACCGAATCAGTCTCATCGTAGTCTTCTCCAGAAGTTCTGTCTTTGCTTTTAACCTGCCCGATTTCTACAGGGTTGTACACACCCTCAGCCTGCTTCTCGATAATCTGTGGAAGCGGTTTGT